AGGTAATGGTTCTATATTAATTTGACCCATCATATGCATTGTTAAAGATACTAATAATTCTTTAAATTCAGGATCATTTTCTAATTTTTGAGTTTTAGAAGTAGGTGTGACTATAATTTTATCCTTATGTTTTTCTACTTTAAAATCAGATGGAATAACATTTTGTATATGATCTTTATAATAGTCTACTCTACTAGGTTCTGAAGATATATTAAAATCTAATTGTTTATCTTGTATTGGTTCAAAAAAATTATTTGCTTTTTTAGGAGTATTATCATGACCACATTTATGACAATTATATAAATCATTCCCACCATCTTTCATCTTCCATGTCCAACCACAACCATCACAAACTATACTATCACCTTGAATTTCTTCAGATAAAAGAGTATGTTCTTTTAAGGTGGGTGGTTTAGGTATTTTATTAACCTTTTTATCCCCAACTTTATAGTCAGGGATAAATGGTTTTACTAAATCTAAAGTTAATTTAGAAATTATATCTTCTTTTGTAAACATTAACGATTAATTGTTTACCAATAAATATTATTTTTTCTTTTCCAATTGAACAGATATTGGGTAGTCATTAATTGATGGTTTATCATTAGGATTTTCTAATTTATATAAATCATAAATTTTTAAAAATAATGTCATATTTTCTTCTAATGTACGAGATGACTCATATACTTCCCATCCTTTACCTTGGATTTTATCTCCTTTACCCTCACCTCGCTTAGATGATTTCAACCATAAGATACCAGCTCGTGTTACTTTTTCTTTAAAAATTTCATTCCAAGCTTGAGAATAAGCGGCTAATTGTAAATCCATTGATGTATGGATTGAATTAGATGTTTTAATATCTAATAACCATACTTCTCCATTTAATTCAACTACTAAGTCACATGTTCCAGCATATTCATGTTTATCTGAGAATAAATGGATTTCACTTCCTAGTAATTGTGGGTTGTAAGTTGCCCAGAATTCAACAAACTTAAGTAACATTTTCCATACCTCTAATGAACATTTAGTTTGACCACTTTCATCTAACCAATCAATTTTTTCACCTTCTAGATATTTCTCAATCATTTCATGAACTTGAGTACCTTCATCAGCAGCTTTACGAGCAATGATATCTGCGTTATGACCTACATCTTTAAGCCAAGTCTCAAAAAACTTACCTTTAGGCATAAATTGTAAAATACTAGTAACAGATGGATAATATTTATCCTTTCTAGTATAAAATCTTTGATCTAAAATGTTTACTCTTTGAGATTTTTGATCAATTTCAAGTAACCGTGTTACTGATTTTTTGTAAATGTTTGAATTTTTTTCAATCATATTAATTGTAATTTTTTCTCAAACAGATCCGAAAATGTTAATGGAACTGTTGTTTGTATTAATTTTGTGAAATTCTCAAAACCCATTTCACTTGGGTCTTTTTCTTGCATGTCTACTAAATATACTTCTTTACCTTCATTTAATAATTCTTCACAAAATGAAAGAGCTTGTTTAATAGCATCTTTATCTAATGCTATGTATATTTTTTGTACTTTAGATGTTACTAATTTTTTCCTTAAAGCAGTTTGGATATTTTTACCTAATAATGGGATAACATTACGTTTTATAGCTAACGCATCAAATGGTCCCTCACATAATATAATTGGTATATTCCAATTAATAAACAGTTCAAATGGAATTATATTTCTAGATATATCTGGGTTTTTGTATTTTAAAGTTGAGTTTTTATCAAAGCTTCTAGCTGTGAAATAATTTAATATACCATGTTCATTATATGATGGTATTATAATACAGTTAGAGTAAGTGCCAGATTCACAATAACCTATATTATATTTTATAATGTCGTTATGAGTGATATTCCTGCGTTTTAAATAACTAATAGCGTGTTTATATTCGATGCTATTACCCTCTATAGTGAGGGATTTAAATTCTTTAGGTAATTCTACTTTTTTCTCAGTTACTGTTATTTCAAAATTACCTGATGTATATTTGACTAAAGATTTGATTTCTGTTATTTTATCGTCAGGGGCAGATATTAATCTAAATAATTTGACTAGACTTTTACCTCTTTTATCACAAACCCAACAATGCCATGGATGTTCACCTTTTTCACTTTCAGTTAAATTAACTTCTAGTTTTGGTTTATGGTGATTACAGAATGGACAATGATAAGCAAAATTACCTTTAGAGGTTTTTTTACCATTACCTAATACTGAATTTAATGTAGCTACTAAAGCTTGATTTACCATGCTTACAATATATCAATAGAATTGGGATGAGCCAAATCTTTTTTGAAATATCGTCCTTGTATGTTATCGTTGTAGTTATCTTTTTCTAAGCAACCAGATATAAATTGATACTTAGCTTCAAGATATGATAAATGTTTTGATGTCCAGGCTAGTTCTAGGATTTCTTTATAGAATTTGTCTTCACCAATATTAGCTATATCTTCATGAAGTGGTTTACAACTACCCCAATATGTTTTCCAATCTGATTCAGCATAAGTAACTTCTTTAGTTTTCTTACGACCAGGACCAGTTTGTTCAGCCATAGCTTTTTTACCTAGTTTTTTAGTTTTTTTATGTTGTAGGAATTTTTTACCTATATATATTTTACCTGATATGGTATTTCCTATGAGATAGACAAATCCGAATGGAGTTTGTTCACCAAAATCTTCTATATTGTTTATCTCTTTACTTTTATATAACCATTTACTCATAACTTATCTATCTATATTAATTAATATTGTTGTATCTGTTGTATTACTTGTTGGTAGAGGTTGACCTAATTTAGCTACAGCTAATAGTTCTTGAGCTTCATTATATAGACCTATTGTTGTAATGTATGGACTAAAGTATGATCCTGTTACAAAACTATATGGTGTACCATCTGTAGAACCTGATATTAATGATGGGTTTAAACTAAAGTTAAATTCATCAGGTCTAATAGTACATTTATATTGTGTTTCATATATTGTTCTTGAACTTTGAAAACTACATGTTACATTATTAGATCCGGTAAAATTTGTAATTAATGACCCAGATGTAAATACTACAGTCCCATGAGTGTAATTTATAATTCCTACAAAATCAATTGATCCACTTTTATATATTAAACCTTCTCCATTATCATATACAGTTATATCACTACCAATATTGTATTTGTATGTGAATGAGTTTGGATTAATATAATCTCCAAATAAATTTTTAGGGATAGATAATACTCCTATTTGTGCCCCAGATTCTGTTGGAAAATATCTTTCATACCCATAATTTGAAGAGTAACCAATTGAATTTGTTTGGAATAGTGTATTTTGTTCATAATTAAAAAATCTAGCATTTGTAGCAGAAGAAGTAAAATCACTAATTAAATTTCCATTATAATCATAGACTGGGGGTGGTGACTGGGATTGTGATGGGGTAGGTATATAATTTGTATAATATAACTGTTTTATAGAATTATATAATTGAGAAGCAGATATTGAACTTGTTATTAATATAGAAGCAGCTAATGAAGATAAAGGGTCAATATTTGACCCTAATAATCTTTCAATATTACCTGATATTAAAGATGCACTTCCTACAAAAGAAAAACTTTTGTTAACAACAAACGGAACTACAGTTACATCTGTACTTAAAAATTGTTTGAAAGCACTCATTCATTAAAAATCTAATTTAACACGTATTAATGCTTCTTTAGTAAAATCTTTTTTAAGTGGTTTTGATAATTTAGCTACAGCTAATAATTCATTTGAATCATTATACATACCTACTGTTGTAATATAAGTAGTTGGGTTATTTACAAATAAATCATATAATACAGCTCCAGTACTACCTGAGATAAAACTTGGGTTTTCAGTATAATTAAATTCAGCATTTCTGGCTCTACAAAAGACAAAATCAGAAGTAATTGTCTCTTGTGAGTTTAAAGAAAATGAAGATGTACCTATACCACTAATTCGATTTATAGCACCAAATAATTTGGCTGGGTTATTATCATATGTATCTGATTGTTGGCCTGTGTTTAATAGTATTCCACCATTAGCAGCAGATAAATCTAAAGCAGCTCCGTTTAATATAATAGTGCCAACATCTGGTAAAAATATCCCATATGATCCTGATGCAGTCATACCATTAGCTACTTGGCCTGAGAAAGTAGTTGTAGCTGCTGATCCATTAGAACCTGATACTATTTGATAGTATCTTCCTGCATCACAATAAGTTATAGTAGACACATTACTGCTATTATCTGTTAAATTTATAGTTCGAGTACTTCCAGATATAGTTAAATTTAAACTTCCAGGAAGTAGTGATTGTTTATATCGTGTTCTATCTAAAGAAATAATATATATACTCTGATTGGATGGTGTTACTCCTCCAAATATAAAATCAGTATTTTCATCACCCCAAACTAAATTTCTCCACTGTCCATAAACTGTTCTTGAAGAAGATAAATTTGAGTATACTGGGTTATAAGCTAATGATCCTGATCCAAATTTATTTCCGTAAGCTATATTAAATTGTACTTCAGCTGTTGAAGGATTAATATTTGGATCAATATTATATGCATTCAGAAAATATGGACCTGAGGTCCCGGCTATTTGAGCTGAGGAACTAAATATTGCTGTTAATTGAGGATTATAATCTGTCCAACACGGTGCTGTTATAGAGTCCGCACTTACTAAAAAATCTTGAGGGTCTAATGTTTTAAATGACATATATTTTTATAATATTTTATTAGCTAACTTTTGTTATAGTAATTGGGGTTGTTACTCTTGCTCCACTATCTCTACCTTCAATAATTAATATTGTTTGTAATTGAGTTTGTGAACCAAATAATGTATTAATTGTAGTACCAGTCATGTTTAATGTAGTACCAATTACTGTTTTAGATACATTAGTTCCAAGAGTAGTTGTTGAGTTTAAAGCAGTTGCTTGATCAGTATTAATACCAACACCATTAAATACACTCATTGTTCTAACATCACCAATAGTAAAATTGTATCCTGATGATTCAAATGTAGTTCCACTACCTAGATAATTTAAAGTTTGAGGAGTGATAGATAATGAAGCTCCTTGTTTTAACACTATATTAGTGTAACCAATATTAAGAATAGGCATTTTAGCTGTACCACGAGGTAAAGTAGTAAGCTTATATTTCATGATTTGTGTTTCATCAGGAAATGCTTCCAATAAAGGCATATTTTCAATTGCTTGACCATAATATGCTGAGCCAGAGGCGTTGCTTGGGTTATATAGTGTGTAATCAATTTCATCATCCGAGAATGAAAATTGCGTAATTCTAAAAGAACCGTCATTGCGGGCTAGTAATTCTCTTCCTTTTTTAGTTAAAATAGCGTCTACTGTTACTATTTGATTATTTAAATATCCCATAATTTTTTGTTATTGTCTTTTATAAATATATTAATTTTGTGTTTTTTATTGAATGAGTCCATCTGTTTTTAACTTATCAAGTATGCCAGGTATTTTAATACTAAATTCTTCAGATATGTTTTTAGGTCTTAAAACCCCAGTTACTTGTCCTCCTGGAGGTTTAATAGTATTCAATGTGACAGTCTTACCATTATTTTCCATCCTAAATATACAGAAGTGACTAGTTGTTACATCTGATGGAAATGGGGGGTATACTTTAAAAGCATATCTACTATCATCTAAGTTAATTATTTCATATATTCTACTCATAAGAGTTGGGTTATACATAAATCTAATATAATCTCCAACTTGTATATTAGCAGGATATACAATATCACCAAAATTAAATGCTTTAGAAGCTGATGGTAATATTTGTATTTGATTATTTTGTAGAACATTAGATAATCCTTGTGAAGCTGTTACCCATTGTGGTATATCTTGATTGTTAACATTTTGGATACTGTCAAAGTATGCAGCCGATGCTGTGACTAATGTTGTATTTAATGAAAATCCTTGAAAAACACATGATACTTGCATAGCCCCAGGATTATATACTCTAGGAGCCCAACCTAATCTGACTAAAGTTCCATTAGCAAATGTGTAATTATCAGTTATAACTGTAGCTAAATAATTTGTATAATTTTGTAATAGCACAACATTTTGAGAAGTTCGAGACCAACATACTACAGATAAAATATTAGCTTGTTTTTGGGGATCATAACTTGTTGTAGAGAAATTTGTATTTGCTGCAAAAGCATTACTAGTATCTACTACAGTGGTTGGGATGGATGTTGTTATCTCTACCCATTGAGGTAAATAGGATACTTCTGTTATTTGTTTCCAAGGTATACATTTCCAAGTATTTCCATTATCTTCAGATACTTGAAGTTGATAATAATAAACTTGACTTAAAGCATCAGGAGAATTATATTGACTACCTACTTTAGCTGAAAAATTAACATAAGTTCCTTCAGCAGCAGTATTGGATAGGAATTTAAATGAACCACTATTAACAGTATTATACCCAGCCCAACCTCCTGAGTAATCATAAGCAAAAGTAGGATTTAGTGGTGATAATTGTAGTGCTAGTGGGAGGATTAATGATGA